CGACAGTTTCGTGCGTGGGTTGATGGGGCCGGTAGGGTCTGGCAAGACATTCGGTTCATTAGCGGAAGTGATGTTGCGGGCGGTGAAGCAAGAGCCATCACCGATAGATGGGATCAGATATACCAGATTTGCAGTAATCCGAAACAGCTACCCGGAGTTACGCACGACGACGATTAAGACGTGGCAGGAGTTATTTCCTGAGAATGTGTGGGGGCCGATGCGTTGGTCGCCGCCTATTACACATCACATCAAGCTGCCGCCGCGTGATGGCGTGGCTGGGCTTGATTGTGAGGTGATATTTCTGGCGTTGGATCAACCTCGGGATGTTCGGAAGCTGCTTAGTCTTGAGCTTACAGGCGGTTTCATAGACGAGGCTAGAGAGTTGCCGAAGGCGGTGGTTGATGGATTAACGTCGCGTGTCGGTCGTTTCCCGACTAGGGCGAATGGCGGTTGCACTTGGCGCGGGGTCTGGATGAGTACCAACCCGATGGATAGTGATCACTGGTGGCATCAGTTAGCTGAGAAAAATCCTATTCGCGGCAAGTATCCTTGGAAGTTTTACAAGCAGCCCGGCGGCGTTATTGAGGGTACGAAAGAGCATGAGGATGCTATTTTTTCGGCTGATAAATATTGGATCAACAACCCAAAGGCCGAGAACGTAAATAATTTACCGCCCGGTTATTACGAACAGCAGTTAGCGGGCAAGAGTATTGACTGGATCCAGTGTTACGCTGGGGCGCAGTATGTTTATGTGCAGGACGGCAAGCCGGTCTGGCATGAATTTGTTGACAGCATGATGTCGGCTGACGTTCACATTGAGCCGGGTTGGCCGGTGCATATCGGGCTTGACTTTGGTTTGACGCCAGCGGCGGTCTTTGGGCAGAAGATGCAGAATGGCCGGTGGCACGTTGTGCATGAGCTAGTGGCGTTTGATATGGGTCTGGAACGGTTCTGTCATCATTTGATGGCTGACATACAGCAGCACTTTCCAAAATCAGATGTGTTGATTTGGGGTGATCCGGCGGGTGTCAAGCGTGATGAGATCTTTGAGGTAACGGCGTTTGAACATTTGCGCACTATGAACCTTCACGCTAGGCCAACCAGCACCAACGACTTTATGGTGCGGCGCGAGGCCGGTGCTATGCCGATGAACAGGTTGATTGATGGTAAGCCGGGTCTGCTGGTTAATCGCTCTTGTGTCAAGGTTCGCAAATCTTTGGCTGGTGGTTATCATTTTAAACGTATGGCGGTGGGTGCGGGTCAGGAACGGTTCCGCGATGTGCCTAATAAAAACCAGCACTCGCACGTTGGTGATGCGTTTGGCTATTTGATGCTGGGGGCTGGTGAGGTGCGCAGCATTACACGCAACAGCCAGTTTAGTAATCAGTTTAAGCAGGCCACTGCTAATATGGATTTTAATGTCTTTTAACTGGCGTCAAGACTTATCTAGCAATCGAGCCGTTACCATTGTGCCTTTTCACTGGGGTCATGCAATGCTGGCAGAATTAAGGCCGATGGATAAGGAAAATTTTGACACTATCCCTAATTATATTGAGTTGTTGAAACAGTATGGTCACGACGATTTGTCTTGCACGGCTATGGTAGACGGCAAGGTCGCTTGCTGTTTTGGGGTTGTTAAGCATTGGCCGGGTATGGCAGAGGGCTGGATGATGACGACTGATAAGGTTGCAACAAATCCTATATCACTTACGAGGGGTGCTATTAGATATTTCGATAAGATTGCTATAATGCTTAAATTAAAAAGATTACAGCTTACTGTGGATTGCAATAATTCATTTGCAATCAACTGGGCAAATGCGTTAAAATTCACACCAGAGGGCGTAATGCGTAGTTATGGCCCAACTGGCAATGATTATGTGATGTATGCGAGGTATTTTTAATGGGTAATCTTTTTAGTAGGCCAAAGGCTCCAGCGCCCGATCCAGAGTTGAAGGCAGCACAAGATAGGCAGCAACAGCGCCTTGATGCGCAAGAACAGCAAAAAACGGCCTCAATTGCAGCGCGTAAACAAGCGCGTATGGTGGGTGGCAAGCGTATGCTGTTGTCTGCTGATCGTCCAGATGCAGAACTTGGAATTACTAAAACAACACTTGGATCATAAGGAAAAAGCTGTGAATAAGAAAAAAGGCAAAGGCAAGGGTTACGGTAAGTAATGCCAGAGAAAAAAGAGGTATGGGATAAGAAACGCCCAAAGGGTTTGGGAAAATCTAAACCTTTATCTTCAGCCAAAAAACGATCTGCAATGAGAGCGGCTAAAAAAGCTGGCCGCCCCTACCCAAATCTCATTGACAATATGAGGGCAGCGCGTGACTAAGAAGGCACATCAGGCTCCGGGTGGTGGCTTAAATGAAGCTGGTCGCAGGCATCACGAAGCTAAAGACGGCGGCGACCTAAAGCGCCCGGTTAAAACTGGCACTGGCCCGCGCCGGGTTTCTTTTGCTGGCAGGTTTGGCGGTATGGCTGGCCCTGAGAAAAAGCCGGATGGTTCGCCCACTAGATTAAAAAAGGCACTGAGTGCGTGGGGCTTTGGGTCAAAACAAGCTGCCAGAAATTTTGCGAAGAGGCATAGGAAAAATGCGTAGTGTTGAGGAAATCCTAAAACGTCACGATATTGCGCAACGCCGCAAAGACAATTGGCGGCAGATTTACGAAGATTGTTATGAGTTTGGTTTGCCCCAGCGCAATCTGTATGATGGTTATTATGAGGGTGGTGGATCTCCGGGGCAGAATAAAATGGCCCGCGTGTTCGACAGTACCGCTATTAACGCCACTCAGCGTTTTGCCAACCGCATCCAGTCGGGCTTGTTCCCGCCCTATGCGCCGTGGTGCCGGTTAGAGCCGGGGCCAGAAATCCCAGAAGATCGGCAGATTGAAGCACAGATGGCGCTGGATATGTACAGCGACACAATGTTTAGCGTTTTGCGCCAATCTAATTTTGATTTGGCTATGGGTGAATTTTTGCTAGATCTGGCAGTTGGCACGGCCTGCATGTTAGTGCAGCCCGGCGACGAGCTAACGCCGATCCGCTTTACTGCCGTGCCGCAATATCTAGTTGCAATCGAAGAGGGTGCGCACGGCAAGGTTGATAATGTTTACCGCCGTATGCGCATGAAAGGCGAGGCAATTACGCAGCACTGGCCTGATGCAGAAATCCCAGAGCGTATGCAGCGCATGATTGACGAAAAGCCAACCGAAGAGATTGAGCTTATTGAGGCGACGCTATACGAGCCTGAGATGGGTGAGTTTTGCTATCACGTTATTTGGCCCGAGGGTAAGGCTGAGTTATTAAAGCGCTACATGAAATCGTCTCCTTGGATTGTGGCGCGTTATATGAAAGTGTCGGGTGAGGTTTATGGCCGTGGGCCGCTGGTTACCGCTATCCCAGACATCAAGACACTAAACAAAACGCTAGAGCTATTGCTTAAAAATGCCAGCCTGTCGATTGCCGGTGTTTATACCGCCGCCGATGACGGCGTTCTAAACCCGCAGGCAATCCGCATTGCGCCGGGTGCTATTATCCCAGTGGCGCGTAATGGCGGGCCGCAGGGCGAGAGCTTGCGCATGTTGCCGCGCTCCGGCGACTTTAACGTGTCGCAGATTATCATTAACGATTTGCGCATGAATGTTAAAAAGATCCTGCTTGATGACACGCTGCCGCCGGATAATATGTCAGCCCGGTCTGCGACAGAAATTGCCGAGCGCATGAAAGAGTTGGCACAAAACCTTGGGTCTGCTTTTGGTCGTTTGATTACTGAGACAATGGTGCCGCTCGTTGGGCGTATTCTTTATGTGATGGATGAGCGCGGTTTGATTGAGATGCCTTTGCGCGTCAATGGCCTTGAGGTTAAAGTGACCCCGGTCAGCCCGATTGCGCAAGCTCAGAATATGGGTGATATTGAAAAGATTATGCAGTGGGTGCAGATGTCAACGGCTCTTGGGCCAGAGGGTCAGATGGCGGTTAAGACTGGCAGCATTGCAGATTATGTTGCCGACAAGCTAGGCGTCCCAGCAGAATTGCGCACCACACCTGCGGAGCGTCAGCAAATGATGGAACAAGCAATGCAAGCTGCTCAGATGGCAGCGCAGGCAGAAGCGGGTGTAGAGCCACAAGGTGAGGCACCCACAGAAGGGATGATCTAATGAACACCGACGGTTGGGACAGTTTACAAAGTATAAATCCAGATATCGCAGAAAAGCAGCAGGTTGATAAAGATGATATTGACCGGCTGTATCTGCGTGTATTCGCCAGTGATGATGGGGCTAAGTTGCTCACCCATCTACGATCACTGACAATAGAGCAGCCAACGTGGTATCCGGGCGAAGAGGCCAGCCACGGCTATGCTCGCGAAGGCCAAAACAGTTTGGTCAGAGAAATCGAGCGACGCATGAAAAGGGCTAGAAACCTATGAATGAAACTGATGGTCTGTTGGCCGAAGCTCAAGTTGAGAGCGACGATAACCAGCAGCAAACAGAAGAGGCAATCTCACACGTTAAACCTGACGGCGAGACTGTTTCTAGCGATGCAGTAGCGTCAGAAGAAACAACCGAAAAACCTGAGTGGTTGCCGGAAAAATTCAATAGCGGTGAAGATCTGGCAAAAGCTTATTCTGAATTGCAGAAAAAGTTTTCTCAGGGCAAGCACAAAGCACCAGAGCAATACGATGAGAGCGTATTTGCCGATGCCGGTATCCCGGAAGATGATGAGCTTTACAGCACTTACAAAAATTGGGCTAAAGAAAACGGCATTAGTCAATCGGCTTTTGATGAGCTAGCCGGAAAGTTTATTTCTATGGCTGGCGAGGAAACAGCCGCCGCAGAAGTTTCATACAAAGAAGAATATGAAAAACTGGGAAACAATGCTGATGCTGTTATTAAGTCAATGACTGACTGGGCATCTAGCCTAGTGCGCAAGGGTGTTTGGTCGCAGGATGATTTTGATGAGTTCAAGATTATGGGTGGTACAGCCCAAGGCCTAAGAGCTTTGCAGAAAGTGCGCAGCTATTACGGCGACAAGCAAATCCCAGTAGATGTTGCGCCGATGGCCGGTGCGCCGTCTAAAGAAGAATTGATGGCAATGGTCGGAAAGCCAGAATATCAGACAGATCCAGCCTATCGAATAAAGGTTGAGAAAATGTTTGAGCAAGCGTTTGGCAACGACGATTACGCACCAATTTAAACCAGTGACGGCGGTTGTTTACAATTGCCGTCATTATATATATAATCCCTATTGACAGACAATCACACCTGACCTGTCGCAAACGCTTGGGGGCGTAGCGTATATGCCCAAGCCGCAGCCCGGAAAGGATACCTGCTAGGCGCTAATCGTGTTTTAACTTTTACAAAGGAATAGGAAA